TCATCTGAGAAACAATCTTCATGAACTCTAAGATACCACTCTTATCCTTGGTTTTCTCAAGGTCGGATTGATAATAATCTCCACACATGATAAATCGGCAATCTTCACCGAGACGAGTAATAATCGAATCGAGCTCATGAAAAGTAAGATTCTGCATTTCATCCACAATGACGATGGACTTACGAAGAGTAATACCACGAATGAATGACGTAGTGAGAAATTCAACGGTTCCTTTTGCAACTAATTTATTCCAGGCCATTCGATCATTAAAGAGTTCCGTCATGATAGAAATGTAAGGAGATAGGTACGTCGATTCTTTCTCTTCTCGATCACCCGGAAGAAATCCAATATCGCGTGTCGGGACAATGGAGCGAACCACGATGATCTTTTCATAAGGAGAATCACCCTTTAGAATCTCCTCTATCGCAAGAAAGATGGCAAGAAAGGTTTTACCAGTGCCAGCCGCTCCGGACAAACACAGATGATTCTTCTTCTTATATGCAGCAAATACTTTCTTTTGAGTATTTGTGAGAGGTTCTACATTCCGCAGATTCTGAATATTAATAGACGGAATTGCAACTGCGGTCGACTGTTTCTGTTTTGTTTTTGATTTAGCCATTGAAATTATTTAGTACGAATTGTGTTGCCTCTTCCTGATCCTCCCTTTATTTTCTGCTGGACTTCTTTCCAGCCGTCACCCCCACGCGAATACATGGATTTAAAGCCAGAATAGCTCAGCTGCACTGCAGTGACTCCACGTAGGACCGCTCCAACCTTATGGCAGGATGGGCATTCATCGATCGTAGGTTTATCTCGATCAGCCATGGGCACCAATTGAGTGAACTCGTGGTGGCATTCTTTACAATGATAGTCGTAGTTTGGCATTTTATTTTGTAACGAACCAAGAAGGCGTGTTTCGTTTGGTCCAGACCATTTTGAATCTGCCTTGTTTTGTTTGATAGAATTCTTGATACGACCGCACAGGATCATCTGGATACATGCATTCCGGAGTTGATTTCATTGCAAGTTTGAACTGAGTCATTGGTACATCCGGAATGTTTTCTGGCGGATCTATGAGATCTTCTAGCAATAATGTTTCACTACTATGGATCTTACCATAACGGTAGGTGTATTCGTTGCAGAGCGCCTCAAAGTGCTGATGATGCCATTCATAGTTCTCAACGCTTTCCATGGTCCATACAGTACATGGATGATTCATATGAACCGCTTTGTAGAATTTGTCGTCTTTTTCGGGATTCGGAAGTAGCCATTCCTTACCTTTGCGCCAACGTGCAGGAAGAGAACCCGCAACATATTTCTTTGTTTCGCGCATCGTACCATCGAGTAGGCGATGCGCAGTCGAAAGCATCTGAGCTGATTCGACGATCATTTTGACCACGTGCTTATCGCATTGCAATTGCGCAGCAATCACGGGGTTTTTATCCAGGACAAATATGTTCATAATCTAATGGTGTATATCCTACACCTACTTCAACGAAATGTAAATCTTTTTATTATGCCACCTGAAGTTCGGGTTCTTCAACCTGAAGAGATTCAATCACTCCTTGCAGAAATTTCTGTTTTCTCTGCATTCCCGTAATTGATGTAATATTGCCTTCTTTCTGGAGACGCTGGATGTAATAATCCAGCTCTTGATAATCTTGTTTAAGTCGGTCCAGCTGTGAGATGATCATTTTTTTCTATAATTAATATAGAAGATACCGTGTTGGTTCTTTCAGGAAATTGTTATTTAAGAATAAGGCCGGGCCAGGTCTGCTTTACTAAATCTCGAGTAATTCCCGGATAAAGAGTTTCTAGTTTCTTATCCTTCATTGCAAGGATCATGTCAGCATCTTTAGGATGAATAGTCTCTAGGATCTGTAGAAACATGTTTTCTCTCTTTGCCGGTTTCATTGCATCGCCCTGGCCACCTTTTACAAAATAGTGGAATATTTTAATCTTTAATCTAAGAGAGGAAGAAGAATGCCCGGATTTGGAAAGTCTTCCGTCATATGTGGGTTTTCCCAATGGTAGATTCCATTGAATGCAATCGTCAAAAGATCCTCGAAGGACATCGCGCAATTCAAGTGAATCGTGCTGTTTCAGGAAAGCAGTTTTCGACTCTGCACTTTCCATTGCTGAAACCTTCTGCAGTATTTCGTGTACGAGTAATGAGATCATTGTGAATTAAATTCTTCAGCGCATTCAATCAATTGTGTGCAGCGTTTAGAGATCAGATAATTAAGGATATTTGAATTCGGTTTGGCCGAATCAAATGTATTTATAATAGAGTCCTTCTTGTCCTGGGGAACTTTGCTCAGATCAATAAGAGCGGTATTGCGCTGGAAATTGCGGTATGTTTCTTGATTCATTACCGTATCCAGGGAAGAACGTGAGGCATACCATGCATCAACTTTTTTAGCAGAAACTGGCTTTTGGCGAATCTTATCCACGAACGTATTGTCTGGAGAAAGAATGTTTGGAATACCGTCTCCACTATCTCCACGAACCGTATGGTCAAACAGATATTTGACTGGATCCTTCTCCTTGATGAAAGACTTAATCATAGGTGAGAACTGTTTTACATTGGAATACTGTTGAAGCTGGATGAAATCTTTATCCGAAGAAATGATCATCACTGGCTCGTGTTGACCAAAGTTCTGTGTCTTTTCTGTAAGAGTTCCAATGATGTCATCAGCCTCAATGTTGTTAATGTGAACAACCTTGTATGGAAAATTCTCTGCAATTTCATTGCGCACCAGAGTTAGAATGCGAAAGAATTCAGTCCAATCAAGACCGCTATCGTCTCGGTTTGCCTTTCGGTGAGCCTTGTACTGAGGATAGATCTGCTTGCGCCACGAACCTCCGTCACAGGCAATAACCATCTGACCGTATTCCTTACGATGCTTGAGGTTATACATCCTCAAGGAGTTTAGAATCATGTGGCGTATCAAATGCTCTGAAACATCCATCTTCTGTGTGAAGATGTTGGAAATTGCAATACCCGAATAGTCGACTAAGATCATGTACCAATCATACTACGCTAACGTCAGATGTAAACACTAAAGTAACGTTTTGCGGTATTTTGTCAACTGGTTTCTCGTGACTCTTACCCGAATCTGGTCGTTATAATACTCATCGGAAAGAATAGCTTTTCTTTCTACCTGTTCCTTCATCTCTAGGTAAGAACATTCGCTCTTACTGGTGCATAGGTGCAGAATAACCCTACGAAAATTTATTTTACCGATTTCAGCGATATCCTTTTGAAGTGCATTGCTGGAACCATAATAGGTCTTCCAGTCCGACTCAACAAGGATGCGCTTCTTTTTCTTCTTGACCGTTTTAAAGCCCTTGAAGAAAAAGAGTTTCTTTCCGACGTACTTACGACCATTTACTAGGTTCTCTATTAAATAGACGAACCCGTAAATTTTCTTTGGGTCTAATTCAATTGGTTCAAACGGAGAGTCATGATGAAGCCACATAATGGCTTATTTATCACTCCTCGTCGATGTCGCCTTCTTCGCTGCAATGGTTGCCGCATATTGGGCAATACTCGGGATAACTTTCCACCGAGGTATTATCCTCGTTCTCATCCACATCAGGATCAACAATATCCTCCGTGAATGAAATGGTAGAAATGCAACCGCAACAATAGCAATTAATTTGTACTTTAGGCATTAGGCTTCGCATGACGCGCAGTTAAGTAGGTTACGTCCCAGCTCTTGGGCCGGATGCGTTCCACGTTGGTAATAGAGGGTTTTGATGTTATTTTCCCAGGCAAAAATCATGAGTTGATTTACTTCTTTCGGAGAGGTCTTTGGATGAACCATAAGATTCAGTGATTGACCTTGGTCAATGTACTTCTGACGAGCAGAAGCCTGAATGATGATTTCTTTCTGAGAAATTTCTCCGAAGGTCTTAAAGACTTCTTTCTCTTCAGGAGTCATAAACTTCAGATGAAGAACGGAACCGCCATGAGTAAGAATTGACTTCCACGTATCCTCGTCGTTCTTATCATGCTTCTTAAGTACGTCTTTGAGATAGGGATTTTTATAGGCAAATGAACCCTTTGCCAGCTTCTTCATGAAGTAATTTGAATTCAACGGTTCAATCGAAGGTGATACCTGACCCAGAATAAAGCTCGACGACGTTGTTGGTGCCACAGCAAGAGTTGTGACATTACGAC